CCACCGACACATTCGCCGTCGAGCTTGTACACGTCACCGACGGCGAATGTGTCGGTGGTCGTGGAAGTCACGACGCTGGAACCTCCGGTCAGGGCGGTGACGATGCCGGTCGGCTGGCCCGAACCCGAGCCGGTGACGAAAGCCACCGCCTCCATGCGGTCCTTCTCGAAGGCGATCATCTTCGCGACCTCACCGGCCAGGCCGGTGGCGTCTTCCTGCACCTCGAACGACTGCGCCACGAACACCGCGCCCTTGTGCACAGGGATCGCGGGCTGGTCGATGGTCGGCGAGTCGTCGGACACCTCGGTGGCTTCCGCATCCCACGAGCCGGTGACGCCCGCGGTGGAGATGCCGTGCCACACATCGCTGGTGACCTGCACGACGCGCGCGATCTTGCGGATCTCGTTGAACGAACCGTTCGCCGCGATGATCACCGTCGGGTCCAGCTGGAACGGCACGAGGTAGCCGGCGTTGGCGTCGGTCAGCGACATCGCCCGCGAAAGGGCCTGCTGCTCGCTGGAGTTCAGCGCCGCCATCTGGCCGCGGGCGCGGATCACCTTCGTGAACGCCGAGCTGTACTCCGGGGAGGTGGTGGTGAGCACCATCTCCGCCATCCGGGTGCCCTCGTGGTTCTCGATGAGGCCAGTGGACACCTCACGCACCTTGTCGCTGGCGTGGGGCATGCGCTCGATCGCGTCGAGGGCGCGCTCCCGCAGTTCGTGCTCGGTGCCGTTGCGTCCATAGCGGACCTCGCTGGTGTCCCAGGGGTTGCGGTACTTCCCGCCCAGGTTCGCGCCACGGTAACGGTCCACAACCTCGGTCTCGGTGCGCTCCGGGCCCAGCGGGGCATCATCAGCCTTCAGCGGGGCGCCGGTGGCCGAACGAACCTCGGCGAGGGCCGCATCATGCTCGAGATCGAGGCGGTGCGCGTGCACCTTCCGGAACTCCTCGACCAGCGGGCCGACCTTGGCCAGGTCCTCGGGGGTCTTGTCCTGCTTCGCCTTCAGGCGCTCCAGGTCGTCCTGGATGTCCTTCTCGCGCTGCAGCGCCTGCTTATGGGTGAGTTCGACACTCATTTCAGAGTCCTTATGGGTGGGGTTGATTCCCGCGCGGTCTTGACCTCGTTCAACGCGTCCAGGAACTGCCGCTCGATGGCGGCGGACCGGGCGTCGTCGACGTGATCAGTCGGTGCGGGGTCGGGGGATTCCGGCTCGTGCTCCCCGGCCTCAGGGGTGGGTTGCGGCGCGTCGGTGTCCACGTCCGAGTGCTCAACGGCCACCTGCGTGGTGTCTTGCGGCTCTTCGTCGGACCGCTCCTCAAGGGAGCTGTCGGCTGTGTCCGCGAGGAACACAGCGCGAGCGAGCAGCCTGCGCTGCTCAGGATCATTCAGCCGCCCCAGGTCGATGACCTTGGAGCGGACACTTGCGGAGGTCGCCTCATAGGCCGGCCAGACGACGGGGCCGACTTCGGCGATCTTGACTTCCTTCAGAGTCCGCAGCAGCGGGCCGCGGCCTTCGCGGTCGTCCCACAGAAGGTCCAGCACCTCATCGGGTTTGACGAGCTTGCCGTCCTTGTCGCGCCACTCCTCACGGAGGACGGAGAAGCGGAACGACATGCCGTCGACCGATCCCTCAGCGATGGCGTCCCGAATCGGCTCGACCAGCCAGTTGTCCGACAACCGGGCCTCCACATACAGGCCGGAGGTGTCTTCGTGGATGTCGGTGATCCGTCCGATTGGGATCGACCCGATCAGCGGGTGATGCCCGTGGTCGAACTGGAACCGTGGCGTGCGCTCCCGGATGCTCTTCTTGAACGCCCCTGGCGCGATCTGCTCATCGAACGTTCCCTCCCACGAATCGATCCGCGTGGGGGTGTTGAACACCGCGCCGTAGCCCTCGAAGGTGAGGCCGTCGCCGTCGGATTCGTCGTCACGGGTCAGCGTGAACGGGACGGACCTGCAGAGGTCCTCACGCGCCAGGGTCTTGGTTTCCGTCGGCATTCGGTTCTCCCTGCGGTTGAGGGTCGTCTTTGGCGCCCGGCTTCTGCAGCTGCACGGAGTACAGCCCGCTGTGCTTGAGCAGGCGGAGGTCATTGGCGTTCACCGCGGCGATCACCGAGTCCGGGAGGTACCCCGCGTCGATGTACTGCCGGATGGTCTGCGCCTTGATGGCGGCGATGTCGGCGGCGTCCTTCTCGTCTTCACGCAGGAACGGCACGTCAGTGGCGTCGTACCACAACCGCACCGCGCTGCTGTTCGTCCGCTCAGTGCGGGGCACGATCCGGTTCAGCGACCCGGACACGTTCTGCCACAGAGGATGCGCTGTGCCGTCCGCCAGGCGGCGGCGGGCCTGCCCATAGTTGGAGTAGGTGGCCGCTGCCAAGCCCTCGGAGAGGCCGACGATCACCGGCGGCACACCGGCGGCGGCCGCGATCCGCGTTTCTCCACCGCCGCGCACCGATTTGAAGTCGATGTCCTTGAGGTTCGTTCCGACCACGGTCAGGTCCGCGCCCGGGTACAGGTGCAGTGTCTTGTAGGCGTTCTCGACGCCGGCGTGCTTCTCGGACATCATCTCCGAGAACCGCTTCACCTTCTCCATGTCCGCGCCGGTGTCGTGCTTGATCACCATGTTCGGGGTGGCGCCGTTGTCGAAGAACTTCCGCTGATGCCGCGTCATCGCGTGATCTGCTTGGATCTCCCGCAGGATCGGCGTCAGCCAGCTCATCCCGGAGAACTGCGCCAGCGGGTCGGGGATCGGCGCGAAATGCGCCACCTCATCCACGGTGAACGCGACGGGATCGTTCCCGGATCCGGGACCGCCCTCGGTGTACAGGTAGCCCTTCTTCACCCATCCGACTTGCCCTGTGCCGCGGTTACGGTTGCGGCCCGTGTTCGGCAAATACCGTTTCGCGCCGACGATCTCCACCCAGTCCGGCCGCAGCCGCACCAGTTCGCCGCTCTGGGGTGTCCAGTAGCTGTTTCCGCCGAGGTCGGCGTCCTGGATGATCCGCGACAGCAGATCCTGTGTGGTGCCACCCGGCCACGGCTGCTCGAGTATCGCCAGCTCTTGCGTGCCGAAAGTGTCCGACGGTTTCCCGTCGCGCAGGTTCTGCCACCGGAACCGGATGCTGGAGAACACCAACTGTCGGACCAGCATGCACGCGAACACCACGCCGTTCGACGCGTAGGCGCCCGCGGCGAGCCCGGCGAAGTCGTTGGATGCCCGCTCTGTGTCCGTGCCCGCCAGCGTCTGCTGGAGGCCGATCTGGGGGTTGTAGCCGTTGAACTGAAGCTGTTGCAGCATCAGCGCGTACTCGTCCCACAGCAGGGTGGAACGCTCCGGTTCTGCGCCCTTCCAGCGGGCCAGCAGAGACGGCATCAGCGCCTACCGCGGATCTCGCTCGGGTCGACCAACAACGCCGCGGCCACGATCGCCATCACACCGCCGGTGATCAACGCCCACGGAGCACCCGCCAGTATCGCCACGCCGGCCACCACCGCGGCGGCGCCCGCAACAGCCACGAGCAGCCAGATTTGGGCCAGTGTCATTCCCAGAACCCCCAAACCTCTGTCTCGGTCTTCTCTTCCGGTCCGTGAGCGATCAACCCGTGCACGGCCAAGGTGGCGGCCACCAGTTGGGTGATGTCGGAGTTCGGGTCGGCGCGGTCCCATGCCCACGCGTCCCGCAGGTTGCGCTTCTTCGCCGAGCACACCGCCATCTGCAGCGCACGTGCACCCTGGTGGCGGATCTCGTCCTCGACGATCGCGTCGTAGATCTGCCCGCACGCTTTCGCCATGTCCGACGCACTGGTGGTCACCACATCAACCCCGGCCTCGTTGATCGCCGGGATCAGCGAGGCAGCCGCCGAATAGGCGTCCACTACGACCGCGCACGGGTTGAACCGGTCCGCCAGCTCCTTCAGCCGAGGTGCGATCCATGCCGTGCCGGGGAGGGAGTCGGTATCGCCGCCCTTCTTGGCCGGGACGACCTCGACGTGGATCTTCCAGTCCTTGCGCCGGCCAGCCACGGCGATAGCCGCTACGGACCGGTCCTGACTGAGGTACAGCCCGAACGCCACAGGATCTTCCGGCTGCGACTTAGGGTCACGCAGGTCCCGCCACTGCTGTTCGGTGATCGTCGGCAGATCAGCGCCAGCGGGTTCCTCCCACCAGCCCATATGCTCGCGGGCGAACTCGATGGGCGGCTCGGACTCGCGGAACGCCTGCATCTTCGCCATCGTGATGCGGCGGCCCAGCGCGGAATTCGCTACTTTCCAGTTCTCCCGGTTGTCCAGGGCGCAGCCCTTGACCTGTCCGTACACGTGAGTGCAGTTCTCGTCGGCGCAGCCGCCCTCGGGGGCGCAGTACTCCAGGTAACCGAGCGACTCACTACCACCCGCACGCCCGCGGTCACGGATCGCCCGCAGCACCGCGGCGTTCGCGTTGCCTGCCGAGGAGCCGTACAGCACTTGCGAATGCGGCCGTGCCGCCAATGTCGGCAGCACAGAGCCCACGTGCACAGGCTGGAGCGCGAACGCCTCATCGAGGATCAGCTTGTCACCGGTCAGACCACGCAGACCGCGATGAGTCCGCGCCCGGAACAGCATCCGCTGACCTGTGGCCAACTCGATGCTCTCGTCACCGTTGCCGCGGTAGATCCCGTTCGACGGCCCCGGCGCCAACCGCTTCCGCAGAGGAGGACAGTCCTCGATCAACGTCGTCAGGTCGAGGAACGCTTCCTTCGTCGTGCCCATCTCATGGGCCGACCACACCACCGTTCGCTCCTCGGTGATGTACAACCACCCCAGTGCCGCCTGCTTCTTGAGACCCGTCTTCAAATTCTGCCGCGGTGCGACGACGGCGAACTCGAACACCAACGGCAGCCCATCCGGTCCGATCGCGAACAGGACGTCGAGCGCCATCTCCTGCTCGGGGTCCGGCGGAAACCCCGCCAACGCCGCCAGGTCGGAAACTTCAGGGCCGTAGGTCTCTACGTACGGCGGGTGGGTGAAGTACGCCGGATCCAGGCGGCGTTTAGCCAGACTTGCGGTCACGGCGCAGCTTCAACTCGTCGATCGGATCCACCGCGGTGGCGGCGCCCTTCGTCGCGGCGGTCATCAACTCCCGCAGCTCCTTCGACAGCGCCGCGAACGCCGTCCCCGACGCCGCACTCATCCGGACCGCGGCGCTGTCGAAGGAGCTGCGGG